AAGGCACCTTGTGCCTTGCGTTCTTTTAACTTAAGGGCAGCGATTGATCCCTTAGGTTGAGTGCCATGCACCAGAAGTGCAAAGGGATGATCACCAAAACAGTGAGAGTCGTCGTGATCAACTTCCAACCCAAGATCCTCCGCTTCTTTATCATTCATCACAACTTTACTGTAACGAGTAAAGAATCCCTCATCAATTAGGTGATCGAACTTACCCCCATAGGATGCAGTTAGGTAGAAATTAGTAGGGAATGCGCGATGATTCCAGGCGCGATCTATAAAGAGATTGAGAGACTTACTGTAGCAATAGAACTTAAGGTCTGGATTCTGCTCTGCAACTTTAACCCAAGCGATCAAATAGGCAAGGTTAAAGAAGTCTCCAGACTCATGAATTCTGACCAATTTAGTAGATTTTGTGCGGTTAATTTGAATGCCGTTGTTTATAAGATCGGCGGCAGAATCAACCCCGCCATCCTGCAGCGCCTGCACAATAGTTTCAAGGTTCTCAGCACGGGCGGCAAAGGTCGCAGGATACTGCGCTTCAGAACTGGCGGCAAAGCACCTAAAGGCGGTCTCAGGACCGTCCTGGACCTTTGTGCGACCGTCGGAACCCTTAACGGCGAACGCCTTGCAAAGCGAAGCGCCTGGGCAGGTCTTGCCAGCGGGCAGGTTGAAGATCAGGGTCTGCTTGCCCAATTTGGCGTTACCCTTGGAGAACTTAAGCATGGGTCGGAACCGCTTGACTGAGGTCAATATAGGCGATCTTAGGGCGGATCCCCGCCGCTTGTGCCACTTTCTCAAAGTGTCCACTAGGGGTCGCGATCGGGTCGGTCATGCTGTAGATTAGTTGTAATCAGAAGAGGTGCGGGGTAGCACTGTAGAAGAGAAAGGTCGTCACCCAGGCAGCCTGCAAATATTTCTAAAATTAGGTTCTACCTTTAGTCTACCACACCGCCCGCCCGATCCCAGAAAGGTCACAAAATGAAATATAAGGATTGCTAATGTATAATAAGGGTTGACAGGTTCTTTATATTCTGCTAGGGTAATCGTGGGAAGTTAATTATATCTAACTAGCATATCTTTCATATAAAAGTATAAAATAGTCGGCGCAATCTGCTGCTATAAGATATTCTTATAGTTCAGAGATTCTCCGATAAGTTATACTTATAAGAATCTGGGAGTTTTCCACAATTTCCACAGGGTTTTCCACAGATTCCACAGGTTTTTCCACAGTTTCCACAGGTCTGGGAGTATATCAGCGGTTCTTATATGATAAGCGTTTCTTATAGCACGCACGCCTAGGTCACAAGACCTGGAGGGGTTTCTAAGAACCTTTAAGCATTTCTCTAGTGTATTATAATAACGATTAAAGAGACATTCTATAAGGGTATAAGATACACGAAAACGAACAAATACACGAATTAAATAAACCTTTTAACTATGTTTTTTTAACCTTTTATTTATACACGAATAAACACCTTATAATACACGAACCTATACACGAAAACGCTTGCTATCACTACTCCGCGTCCATACAAAAGTTTTCCACAGATTAACGAAAACCTGTGGAAAAAACTTGTGGAAAAACTATCAATTTTTAATTACTTTTCCCACACACATTCCTCAAGAAAACGTTTGATCTCATCTTCTGTTAGATCTTCTCCATATCCTTCTGAATTAGAATTAGAAGAGAACATCCAATAGTTATCAGAATCATTGATTAACTCATTCAGTGAATCATCACGATAGAGTTCTTCGATTTGAATGTTGTCGGTGTAGTAGTTCATTCTTCAATGATCTCCTTGATATGAGAGAAAACGTCTTGGATGTTATCAAACCATGCTACTGGTGCTTCTTTGTAGTACAGTTGATAACCTTGTTGTGTGTAGGTAATATCATAATCACCTAACACATTCATTACATGTTGTTCTTCTGGTTTGTCCTGGACTACGATAGATTGAAACGTTTCATGATCTTCACAGTGCCAGAAGTCGTACCAGTCGTGTTGATTTGCTTCTGTGATGTTTGACATTAGAGAATAGGTGCAATGGTCCAGTTTGGATCGTTCCTTTTATCAATCCAGAAGAAGTTCCTATTGTTTGAAGAAGCAACAAACATCTTTGTTTCGTGGTTTTGTTGCACCGTTACAATAGGATCAGAGTCCATTAAATTATGGAGTCTGTTCTTTGCTTTGTGTGACTTGGGAACAACGAGAACTTGGTGATTCAAACGGTTCATGACTCTCCCTCAATACATTCGCGGATCTCAGTGACAATGATACCATCAATCAAACGATCAACCTGACAAATACCAGGCGCAATTTCCATACTACCAATAACCAATCCAGTTACAGTAGCAATCAATGCAAACACAGTTGGGTACATTAAACTGCCTCAGGGATTTGAAAATTGATCATTGTCATTAAACGCTTTTGGATCTTTGCGTAATTATCTGCCGTGGCATCGTGACCACGACCAACGCAAGTCTCGCGAGCATCATACAAACCTAAAATGAGATTCATGATCTCATTCTCAGTCAGTTGTACGTTCTTCGGTTCATTAAAGTACCGATTCACTTGATCGAAGTCAGTCATGATCGTGGGGTGGGTTGTTTGATCTGTAACCAGTATAGGGGCAATCGGTGCCCCCACACCGTCTCTTAACAATCTTTAAACAATTCATACATCTTCGCTTGGATCTGGTGGGACATCTCTGCCTCCTCCTCTCCATGGTCCTGGTAGTCTGCCATCGCATAATAGATCGCATCCCACTCATCTTCAGTGAAGAACGCTCGAACCACGTTGTGTGCTTCCATGATCAATTCTGGGTTTGGTTGGTTCATTGTATCATGCCCAAGAAGGAATGGACATCGCCGCTTCAGCAGCACCGATCTCCAGTGCTTCCTGGATCTCAGCAGCGGCATCCTGAGTCGGTGTACCCTCAATGAAGTGGGCAACCATCTCATCCAGTGCCAAACCGTCATCCCATCCCTGGTGACCGTTCAGCATCTCAACTTCATCCCAGAAGCGGTTGAACTCTGGACTCTCGAAGCAGTTGTCGGTGGTGATCATTGGGGTTCTCCCCTGAACTGATACCAATATACAGCAAAAAACCCCCTTAGCAAGGGGGTTGTGGGATTTTCTTAACATTCCAGACCTTTCGATCCTGGAGACATCGCAAAACCTCATTTCTTGCCTTTTCTACCATCTCAGGAGTACAACAGGCACCCCGCGCAGACGCTTTTTCATCTTTTTTAGTTGTTGTTGATGGGCATCAGATCTTCAAGCATTTCTTCATCATAAAGATCTAAGATTTCATCTTTGATCTCTTCCTCAGTACAGGATTGGTAAGAATCCATTAACAAATCATGTGCCAATACCTCAAGAGTCTTTAGATCCATGTCCTTAATGATCTTCTCACAGTAGTTGTATTTGAACTGTGCAAGTTGTTCTTTGGTAAGAGTCATTGTTTTCAGTTAAGAATGTGACGGTAGTCAATAGTTTTGATGCACCAACCAGTTGCAGATGTAATCTCTTCGATTAGATCATCTCCATCATCTGCCTCCCAGATTGCACCGATTGCTTCATCAGTTACTTTCTCTTGATAGTCTGAATCTACTTCAGGAAAACTATCATCATCAAAATCAAACTCGATTGCAGTAACTTGGAATTGCATTGGTCTCAGTCAAGAGTAAAGGATTTGGAAACGAGAACATTATCGTTCTCATCGTACTTTTCATAGTTCCAAGTGTCATCTTCAATGTGCATGTAAGTGTGAAGATGACCCTTAGAATCTTCCTTAAAGTATGATCCTGCCTGAGGATCATAAGTGTAACTGGAGTTCAGAAGTGCATCATCAAAAGTCATCAAATTAACTCCTTTAGTGACGATCAGAAATGTTCCAAGATGTTGCGTGAATAGGTTGTATCAAACCTTTCCTTACTTTATCCCTATACTCCTCTTCTTTGCGAAGTTGGAGCATATAGGATTCGATTGCAATTTGAACTGCTGGATCATTCTTTGCAGTTTCATTGAGATAGATCATGCGTCGTACCCCATTGAACGGAGAATAGCATTGCGATTCTGCCATGCAGTATATTGACTGCGGAAAGTCGCAATCTTGGTGAAGTCATCTGCCCAATGCAGTGACCAAGTGCAATTCCAGTTGCCCCGCATCTTGATGGGGGGATTGTAGAGAGGGAAAGGAGTCATTGGGTTGTGTCTGAACTGAATCCAATATAGGTCATAACAGGAGCGGGACAGTCGCCCCTGTTACATTTGTTCATTCTTATCTCTCATCGCAGATAAAGATACCCTCCTGCCCAATCACAACGCTCAAGCATTTGCTCACGGGAGTTAATAATGAGCATATTGTAACGCTCACCTTTGGCAGGTGTTTTTACACTGGCAGGTTTATACACAGAACCAGTCTTCTTATCAATGAAAGCGTGAATACTGTCACGACGATCACCAATGTGCATGAAGACTTTGTGATACTTACGCCCCGAAGAATCAAGAGAGAAGAAGTAATCCTTAGGTGCTCTCTTGGTAAGAACATCGCAAAGATCATAGCAATGTGCTACAATCTTGAGTTCGATTGTGTGGCGGGCGTCTGCCTGCTCTTTGTACTCCTGGAAGGTCTGAGTCATGGGAATCTCCCTTGGATGTACCCAATATAAAGGCGTCCCTGGTCAGCACCAGGGACGCCGTGACACTTTTTAAAGTGGTTTTTTTGCTTGCCAAGTGGGCAGGAGTCGCTAGCACTAAGTCAGAAATGCTTCGACTACATGACTTTCGACATCTTCACCTAACAAAAACACCTGAGATTTGTTGATGTTTTCTCTCAACTTTGTGTAATGAGGTTCATTCCAACCTTCATCACTTTTGGAGATGAGATCAAAACATTCGTCATCATTTTCTGCGATGACATTCCACATTCCACCATATTCGCTAGAGGGAAATGGTACAAAGTGGTCAACTACATACAGTTTCTTCATTGTTAGAGTAAAACTAGGAGAATGAATAATCCGCCAACAACCGTGATGACTTCTTTCCAACCAGAAAGATCGGATTGTTCATTGCCATACGGTGAATCGCAAAGGGTTTCCACATATTTAGCACAACCCTGTATGCGAAATCCCTTTAGACTACCATACATTGCACGAACTTTGTTTTGTGCAGAGGAGGGACCATCTCCATACACGAAGTCTTCATTGAGTCCGATCGTTTCGTTAGACGACCATGTGACGGAGTATTCTCTATTCACGAAGTCAATCGCAAGGTTCGTAATCTTCGTCGCAGGGGAGAATCGTGTAATTTTCCCACGAATCTAGCACGGAGAAATCATCCAAGAAATCAAGGGCATCTTGAATGTCACGTCCAGTTTCTGCGGCACACAATGCACCAAGAAAGTTCAACGAATCAGCGTCGAGATCTTGGGCGTGTTTGGTAAGAACTGCTGCGGTCATGATAAAGAAGAAAGAATTGAATGGGGGACCGAAGTCCCCCAGGTAAATCAGGCGGTGCGCTCAGTCAGGCGACCATCACGACGCATAGCGTTGATCAGGGAACCGATAGACTGACCCTGCTCTTGAGCAGCGAGCACGGACACCTGGACGCCGTTCACGTCTTGGGTATCGAACAGGTACTCCTTCTCGGTGTTGCTGGTGTAGACCACACCAACGGAGTCGGAGTTGAAGTTCAGTGCGGAAATGGCGCTGCTGTTGTCGATCTTCAGAGTTTGCATGTCAATGAATAACAAAGGAACAAGGAGTCTTTAGGGCGCTGCCGTTCCCATACACTAGATCTTAGTCGATCTTGTGGGTTTTGTCAAAGGTGAAGGGGATTAAATCTTCGTTAAGATCTTTGCCCCAGATCATGTTGTAGTAGTCTTCGTAGTCTATTCCCAGATGACTGGCGAAGTTCTCGTAATCATCGTGAGAGAGAAGTTCTTCTTCCGTGATAACCATTGCGACCCCCGAATACATTGAACATTTTAACAATAATCGAATGAAATGTCAAGCGTAATGTCTGGTTGCCATCTGCTCGTAGGATTCACTCCCACGATCATACTCTTCGTCCTCATGGTTATCGTGGACGCCATGTGCAACCTCGTATAGTTCCTCAGGATTGTGGAAAAGATCGTAGTTCTTCTCACAAATATCCGAATAGTAGAGACTGTCTTCGTTCATGGCGTCCGTAAAAGTACAATACTATGTATAAGACTTATTCTTCAATTTCCACATTTGCGTCAATATGCTGATACAATTCGATGAAAGTCTTCTTCATCTCATCGTCAAAGCGATTGGTGCAGATTTCAATCGCTTTCATCCGCTTACCAAAGATCTTGTATGCGCGGATGACATGCACCAGGCGGCGAGTGGAGATAATTTCATCAATACCACCATCATTGAAGGTCTTCCGTACAATGTCAGACCACTTACAAAGGTTTTCGATGAACTCCTGGATGTCGCCCGTGAGCGGAATGTCCAGAGACTCTGCCAGATTTGACAAAATCTTGGTTTCTGTTGCCATCGTGGGGTAATCCTGTTCAAAAGTAACAGGAAAACGCTCAAGAAACGCTTCATTCAACACATTGGTGCCAATGAATCGTCCATCATCACTACCCTTACCCTTGGTATTGGCAGTAGCAAGGACATTAAAACCAGCAGCAGGTTTCACATACTTGCCAATCTTCTTCAGGAACACACCGTTCCCTTCAAGGATGGACTGGAGGCAAAGAATCTTGTTGGAAGCAAGGTCAATTTCATCGAGTAGCAGGATTGCTCCTCGTTGGAGTGCTTCAATGACAGGTCCGTTATGCCAAACAGTTGCCCCATCGACAAGACGGAAACCACCAATAAGATCGTCTTCATCGGTTTCAATAGTAATGTTGACGCGAATGATCTCCCGCTTTAGTTGAGCACATGCTTGCTCCACACCAAAGGTCTTACCATTACCAGACAAACCAGTAATGAACACGGGATAGAAGATGCCAGAAGAAATAATCTTCTTGACATCAGTAAAGTTCCCGAACGGGACAAAAGTATCATCTTTAGTAGGAATCAAGTCAATAAGTTCCTGATCGGGAATGGCAGGAGAAGCAGACGGTGCCTTAACCTGCTCTTCCAGTTGGTTTCGTGCCTCGTCAATGGTCAGTGACCACTTGCCGTGACCAGTTTTGTACATTTCCATGCGCTTACTGATCGTAGGGTAAGAAACCCCAGCGAAGTCAGCAGCGGCACGGATGGCATCAGCACCAAACTCATTGCCAAAGTTCTCGGAGAGGAACTTGTGGAGTTGGATCATGTCGATCTGGATCGAGCGGGGCATCAGGGTTGTGTGAACTGAGAGTATCGTACAGGAGATTTGCCAGACCGTCAAGCGATCTGGGTCATGAATGTTGAGAGAAGTTTCTTGTTTGCCTTTTTGTTCTTGAACATCTTGCGGAAAGATGAGCGCAACTGAGCATGAGTTGCATCCTCTTGAACATCAAGAGTAGTATCTACATTTAGTTTAGATGATTGGACACCATACAGATGTGTGAACCCAACATTGTCAAACTGAATGAATCCTTTCTTCTTCAATACCTCTCGTGCATCATTAGCGGTGTGGTATTGTCCATGATTGTAGCGATAGAAGAAATTGTTGAAATCGCCAGGTGTAATGACCCTGAAGTTGATGAAGTTCACATCATCAAAATTATCACTCACTGCCTGCATGACCTTTTGATTGTGATCACAATTCCAGAGATTGTAAGTCATACCATTCTTCACGTTAGTAAGAATGTAACGATCATGATATGCAGTATGGGCACGATAGCGTGGTTTATCTTCCCAAGGACGCTGGACTTTCTTCACAATGGCAGCAGGAGCACCCTCACCATCAGTGAAGAAAACACATTGAATCTTCTGCACCCTGGTCTTCTGTTTGAAGTGAGGAATGATAGCGTTCATGCTACATGCTGCCTCAACAAGTGGTGTACCGCTGAGTGCAAAGTGTGGACAATAAGTGCTGCGACGTTCCATCATCCTGATCTGAATCCAGATGTTCAACATACATGCATCCAGTTTCTTATTCTTCATCTCACTTGAAAGGATATTAACCATTCGGAAGGTTCCTTTGTCAACAGCAAGAACGTGCTTCTCTTTCTTGAAATCATATTCGCAACGTTCTTTCTCAGATGCAAAGTGCTCAGCAGAATTGGTGAAGCAATATACCTCAAAAGGAATATTGACTTTCTTGCAGAACCACAACAGACTCAAGATTTGTTTGTAACTATCGAGCAGGATATCTTCCATAGATCCACTCCAATCCAGAACAAAGATAAGACCATGATTCTTACCGTCAGGGATCCTGGTTACTTTCTTGAAGAGATCTTCGTTGTACTTGTAGGTGTGAAGTTTGGTGCAGTCCAGAACACCAGTGCGAGCAGTAGTAGCGCGAGCATAAGCATCAGCAGACTTCTTACACTCAAACTCTTTCACCAGATAGTTCACTTCTGGTGCAGCATCTTTCTTGAATCGCTTATACTCATGCTCATACACATCAATATACCCGTCGTTACGCTCAATCCAACCTTCTGCCAATGTGGTATGAATCTCATCGGGTTTTACAACAATCTCATCATATGAAATAGTCGGGAACCTGACATGCCCAAACTCTTTCAAGTTCTTATCAGTCAGACAATCTTTGTTGTTATCAAATGCACGTTGAGTTTCAGAGACTTGCTCATTGGGTGCTTCTTTTTCTTCAGACTGATCATTTTGTTCTGAAGATGGTTTAGTATCTGGTTGCTGTTCTTCTTGCTGCTCATCAGAAGATTCTTCGCTTTCTTCTTGAGTTTTATTCTCTGTTTGCTCACCCTGATCGGTTTTGCCAGAGTTATTGCTCTGTGGCGGTGTAATATCTTGTTCTTTCTCTTTCTTTTCTTTCGCACTGAGATATTCTGCGATGTCAACACACAGTTCCAGAACATCTTCAAATGTCTCAGTCTTCGATGCGCGAGTCACAAACTCGTTCTCATCATCATCGAAAGGAATGTCAACAAATGTACCCGCTTTGAAGTACAAATTGATGCGGTCAATCAATCCGTAAGTATTCAGATCTTTTTCGTCAGTAGAGAAGAAGTTTCTTTCATACAGTTCTTTATATCCAGCATACATGAAACGATTGAGACCAGCATACCGACGCTTCATGAGTCGTTCAACGCGAGCATCTTCAATGACGTTCACAAAGTCAAACGGCACCTGGGGGAATCGCTTCTCCCAATGGTCTGGTGGGGTGAAGAGGGCATGACCAACTTCGTGTCCCACCAGCATGTCAAACACTGCCTTGGATGCGTTCTCCCAGGTGGGCAGAGTCAAGATACGATTCTCAATATCAAATGATGCAGTGTCCACCTTGCGGTGCTCCACCAGCAGGTTCTCAGTCGCCAGGAGTTTGGCGAGTTTGCCTTTGATCTCCAGGTTGACGGTCATGGAACTTGGTCTCGGGATACCCATGATCCTATACCATCTACTTGGAGTCGTCAAGGTCTATGGGCAAAACATCTTCCCACTTTTCTGGGGGCACTACCAGATTGACGCACCTCATGGGGTCATCCCTGTTGACTTTGATACAAACAGTAATATACTGGTGACTGATGAAGTTGACAAATCCGCTATAGTCCTTATAGCGGACAAGTTGACCGTGTGCGAATGAGATCATGAAAAATTGATTGTCAGAACAACTCGGGGAATGTCACGGGTTGGTTTGGAACTAGCATGATAGTGACTTCCAGGGAAAATGCAAATCTTGCCTTTTTCTGGAGAGCACCTATGCTTGATGCTGAACGACCCTGGTTTTATGATGTCTCCGTTTGCATCTCGTATGCCTTTGTACTCTTCATTAAAGATTACAGTGTCTCCCTCACTGTCATTTACATAGTAACATGCAGTATAGTGAGGAAAATCAAAATCAATGTGGGGTTCATCATGATCTGACTTTTTATTGTTGATCAGCATCCCCATCCTCATTCTGTGAAGTTTGTTGATTGGAATCCCAGCAGATTGTTCAATCTGAAGAAACAGTGGCAACAAAAAATGGTAGATGTCATCTCTAGACCAAGAATCTTCATAGTAGACCATATGAAAGAATCCAGAGTTGTGATCCTCAACTCCATCTACCTGATCAAGATACCTAGTGACATTGTTCTGATAATGCCATTCAAACCCCGTCTTTGGTCCCACGATGCGCTGCTCGATGCCATCAGCATAAAGACGACTAACAAAATTTGGAATTTCTATAATGTCACTCATAGTACACGAATTAGTTGTGAATGATTACTTCCCCAGTGGTTTCTTCGATGTCGTCATAGTCTGGGCAAGGATCATATCCTTGCTTCCATAGTTTCCTACACTTCTTGACATCCTTCAGTTCATTCTTGATTTGATGGTAGGCATCTTCAGGTGAGATTTTCTTTGATAATTCCAGAGCACAGATAATTTCTACTCTGGTGCCAAAGTGCTTCAGTGCTTCCTCAAAACAATTTAATTGTTCGTACATTGATCGTTCTCCTTGGTTTTGTGGAGTTGTTCTAATGCTTTTCTAGTCTCTTCAGATTCTTCCCACTCAAAAGTGTCACCTGACTTGCTGACAAATTGTCTCTTTTCTTTGCGGATTTTCATTTTGATAAGTATCAATGATTTTGACTGCTGCCATCAGCATAAGAACTGTAATTGGCAGTACGAATTTATTCATCAGTTAGGATAAAGTGGACTGAATTAAAGTTACCAACCACACCCCTTATTTTCACTTTCGTATGTTGACGATGCACTTCAACATCCTCAACAGTATATATTCGATCTCTAATCAGCATGTATGGGGTATCATTATTTCCCCAATTAACCTGTTCCCTGGTATAACCCAGGTATCTTACCCTGTCACCTACCTGAGGACGATAGACATACCAGTTATTGTTCTCTGACATTATTAATCATGTCCTCCAGTTCATTCGCCTTAAAGAATTGATGATATGCAGTCTCAGATCTTTCAGAGAGAATGCTTAGGATGTCCGCATAGATGACATCATTATCAACATAATCATCAAAGTATTTGTCCAGTGCCTCTTTCAAATAACGGCGGCGGTGCCACTCAGGAGAGTAGGGTTTATAGTTCATGATGTAGTCTAAGAGATACGATCTATTCTATGATAGATTCTTGGGTTTGTCAAGTTTGACATATTCTAAGTTGGACGGAATACCGAACCTTCCCTGTGCAAATACGTTAAATGCTAGGGAGATTCTTGTATGATCATTAAGAACTGGACTTACCAGGTGTGGAAGACTAGATGGGAATATCAATAGGTCACCAGTTTTTACAGGCAATTCCCAATTAGTTGAGTTGTATGTGTTAAACTCTGCCACATTCAGTCTCAGTTGGTCGTACACATGGTTCTTAACAAACTTTATCGAATCATCTTTTGCATTAAAGTAAAAGACTCCTGAGACAATGCTGTTTGCATGTGTATGGGGGTGATGGTATCCTTTCTGCGTCGTAAAATTAACCCAAGATTGTGTGATGTACGGTTCAGCATCAGTAGCACACATCACGTCATCCCAATATCGACACACACATTCCATGATAAACTCTTTGATCAATGGAAATTTGGTATCAAGAATGAATGTGTCAGTCGTTGATACATTACCCTCGTTGGGATGTACTTGACTTGATAAATTTGAAATGGTTTGTTTTTCTAAATCGCTGATGTTCCTACCAAGGTTGAAACGTGCCACTGGTGTGGGAAACAGTTCATGAACTTCCATAATAATGTAAAATGCTGGTGTATTTAGGGACTAGTTACGTAGGCGTTATTGAGTCCCCAGACAAGAAAGATTGTGATCAACCCAAATATTAGCACAGATTTGATGATTATCATAGGTCTGATAGAATAGAAACTACAAATAAAAATACTCCAAACATGCACATAAAAATAAGAATACCTAGTTGTTCCATAGTTCTCTAAAATACCTGTCTACATTGGTTAGGCAATCTAGTGGCGCTATTTCTTCTGTTAATGCCCAATCATAGCAAAAGTCAATCATATCTGATGAGACATGACTGACCCCATACGTTCTTGAAAATGAAGACCAGGCAAAGTGAAATCGCATTCTAGTGTGCGGTTCCATTTCCCTTATAGTGTTCGGATTCATAGTAGTGCCCCTTCTTAGAACCGAAGTAAATTGTGGCAATCACAAAAGGTATGGGCAACCAGATCAAGGCATCAGATAGGTTCATTGTTTTCGTCTAATCCATGTTCTCTTAGATAGTCTATCCACCATTGTGGATTTTGTTTTCTCTTCCAGTCAGGAACTTCTAATCCCCTCTCAGAGTACCACTCATAGAGTGCGTTATCGATAATCTGTGCGATCTCCATACTCCTCATCCTCTTCGTCAACATCTGCATATGCATTTGCCACATAGGGTCCGTGGGGTCGTTTGGCGTCTTCTCTGACATATTGTTGTTCAGAATTAACAGCAGCAATCCATACGGATAGTTTCATTATTATGTAGATTATGCCTAGCGGTAAAAAACACGCTAATAGAATTAAGGATTTCATTTTAGTTGAGAGTAATATTCAACCAGGGGAAAATTGGAGGAATTGTACCAATAAGTCTTAAAAGTCCCTCAGCAAATAAAGCAAGAACCACCCAACCGACGCACATACTAACGATAGAAGCATTACGGTTGTGGCGTCGTATTGCTGCATCGATCATCTCCTGACACTCTTTGCGTGTCACTAATGGGTCATTTGCCACTATAAAACCTCCTCAAAAATGTTCATCATCCTCATCAGGTTCGTAGAGTGGACATGGTTCCTCGAAAAGGTGTGCGATTTTAAGTTCATACACCCGCTCTCGAAGTTCTTTGTAAAACTCTTCTCTTTCTTCAGAGTCCATTTAAGGATTGTGATTCTTGTTTTCTTTAATTTTTTGATATCCCCAGACTGCTAGGGTGCCGATACCTAGACCAGCAAGACAGCAAAGAAACATATGAATAAGGTGTTCAAAG